AGCAACATAATTGCCGGTCGTGTCGGTGCCAAGAGCAACGGAGTCGGGAGCAATTGTTGCAGCTAACGTTACGTTAGCACTACCGTCGAAACTAACGCTGCCCGACAAATCACCGGAAAGAGAAATTGTTCTGGCGGTAGCAAGTTTCGTTGCAGCGTCTGCACTAGATGCAGTAGTCGCGGTGTCTGCATTTCCCTGCAGATTTCCAACGAAAGTTGTTGATGTAACAGACGTCAGTCCAGACAGAGATGTCGCCGTTCCACCCAAGGCAACAGACGTTGTTCCGAGTGTCACTGAGGAATTTGCAAGTTGCGAATTCGAAACACCGGCGGGTTTTATTGAGACTGCGCCACTAGTCACAGCAAACGAGCTGCTTGAAAAACTCGCAATGCCCTTTACAGCATTCGTTGCATCCGCTGCTGAAATGCTGATGCTATTATCTGTCACTGTCGTCGAAATAGCACCTGAACCAACTACAGTTAGAGTTTCACCAGTATTGAATACATCGGTGCCGGTATTACCGGTAATGCTGAATGAAGAAGATGGTGCTGGTTGGAAAGCAACAGAGCCCGCGCCGTCTGTGACAAGAATTTGTCCAGCAGCTCCGTCAGCATTGGGCAAAGAATAGTTGCCGTTGATAGAAACTCGACCCGATCCGTTTGACTTGAGAACAAGATTGCCGTTTGTATCGGTTGCTGAAATAGTATTGCCGTTAATGTCAATGTTATCAACGATCAAGTGATCAATCTTGCTATTACCATCAACAATGATGGCACTATTAGCAGTCAAAACACCGCGCGCATGATCGAGCATGTCCGTGAAATACTTACCACCGATAACTACATGGTTAGCAGCATTTCCGTTTGTCTCAGTTCCTATACCAATGTATAGTCTGTCGCCTCCATTCGAGCCATTGTCGGCCAACCCCGAATAAGCAAGCTCGCCCGCGGCTAGTACTGACGGATTGCCGCTTACTTCACTTCTTTTGATTTTGATTGTTGATGACATCTATTCTTCCTCTCTTAGAATTCGCCTGCGTCAATTGACTGTTGATTTAGCAATTTTGTTGCTACAAATTTATTGACAGAATCTCTGTAAACAAGCACAGACCCGTCGCCAACGTTGCTCAAGTCTGCATTAGAAATACTTGGCGGCACATACAAGAAGTAATCCAAATCATTCCAATGAGTGACGCCGTCCCCGACTTTTACTTTTCGAGTATCAGATTCGATGCCGACCTCTCCTAGCAGCAGAATCGGGTTTGCATTTGACCACTCATATGACTGATGAACAGTTAGTAATGCAGCGCCGGGGTCGCCTCTATCGCCCTTTTCACCCCGAGGTCCTTGCGGCCCGACAGGCCCTTGCAGCCCTTGCGGTCCAATAGGTCCTTGCGGCCCAACAGGCCCTTGCGGTCCAATAGCGCCTTGAGGCCCTTCAGTAACTCTATCAATTACTACAGGGTCATTGCTCGTTTGCGTTTGAACTAAGTTAACAACATTTTGTGTTATAACTATAGACGAGTCTTGACCTTGTATGATTTGAACCGAATCGCTCATCTAGTAACCTCTGGCGACAAAGTGACGCTGCCACCAAACAATCTTGTTACAATACCGCTAGGAGAAACGAATTCAATGTCATAAACTGCATGTTTGAAGTTCATTGCTGCAGTATCTGTTGCTGACATCTCAATCGAGAATGTGCCATTGACTGCATCTCGAAATACAATCCCGCCATTCTCGGTAGTCAAATTGATGACATAGTCAGGCGAACTAAATTTCTCTCGGATTTGCATTCTCGCCGTATATCCGGTAAGATTAACAGGCACAGAAGGAGACCCGCTCTTCCACTGAAACACTTGCGAGAATGTGCTTCCTTGATAGATTGTTATATCCAGCGTTGCGGGTTTCATGCTTACTCCTTAGGCATATATCTTAACCAAACGCACCCAATCATCACCAGGACTTAGAGCTGCATGCATATCTAGACCGCGCATCAACTTGCGGATGCTGATATCGTCTTTGTGCGTGTTCATGCGATGCAATCAAGCGACTTGTTGAAGATCAATCTAAGCGCGGCAAAGTGTTTACCCAAGAGCTCTTTGTTACAATCTCTTGGGTAAACTTGGTGTTTGACTGCTTTCTGTACTAACAATTTACAAGTATCTTTGGTTGTTGTGCAGCATTATTTATACGATGCAATCTGGCGGATCGTTAACGACTGGACCGATGATTTGTGCACTGAATGTTAGTTGCAACAAAACTGATCATTCATGTTTTTCGCCTAGCGATTCTATAAAGTTGATTACGTCAATTTCGTCTTTGAATGTCCTTACAATCACACTAAAGTTGTATAGGTGAAATGCGACTGCAACATAAGAGCTCTTTTGTTTCAGATGCGACAGTTTGACAATCCAATTGCCGAATCTTGTGTCTTTGAATGAAACTAGTTCCATTATCATATTACAAAGGGGCCATATGGCCCCTTTACATTACTGTTTACTGTTTGACTTTGGTTTCGGTTTTGAATCCGTCTGTTGTTCGTCCTCAACTAGCAATTGAGGAGCAGGTGGTGGATTCATAGCAGCAAATTCAGATACGGTGCTTGGCTCGTCGCTAATGTCAATCTTCTTTGGCTTCTTGTGTTCTGGAATGATACGCTCGAGAGCAATCTTCAACATCCCATTGAATAGTCCAGCACCACGAACTTCGACTTGATCGCTGAGAGCGAACGTTCGAACAAAGTCGCGCATTGCAATCCCTTTGAACAAGTAGCCATCATTAGCGTCTTTCGTTGACCCTTTAACGATCAACCGATCTTGTTCAACGGTGATTTCAATCTCCGATTTGCTAAACCCGGCAACAGCAATCTCAATGACATATGTGTTGTCACCGGTCTTCTTGATGTTGTATGGTGGGTAGTTCGCAATGTTCTTTGTCAAATCGTCGTGGATCTTTGCAATCCGATTGAATTGCTCATCGAAACCAACAAATAGCCGATCAAAGTCTTTCAATGTCAACAGATTCATATCTTGCTCCTCTCACTTCCAAACTTTGTTCAATTCGGTGAAATCGAACTTAGTTATGCGGCTAGCATTGTCGTTAGCCGTCTTCGCAGTTTGCTTGACAAATGCGGTTTGTGCATCGACATAACTGTGCGATGACGATTTGAGAGGTTCGTCTTTGACAAACGTGTTAATCAATCGACGCTTGGTATTCTGAATTGCATCGATAGCTGAGTTAACATATTGTAACATCTTGTTACTCCTTATAAAGCGAGTTAAACGAATGTGCTGCCCCGAAGGCACAGCGGTTAAGTGCCGGTTACTTAATCCGGCGCCAATTGACGTATGGCAGTTCAATTGCACGGACGCTTGATACCGTAAGCGACAACGGCCCTAAGGTACGGGATTCATCCAGCGGCTTGGGCGGCCGCTTGAGCTGCGGCCGCTTCAACCGCTTCAGCAGATTGTCTCAGTTGCGATTCTCCTTGAGCCTTGATCTTTTGAATCAGAGCGGCAATCTCCTCGAAAGGATGTTTGCCGAGCGAGCGGAGAATCACGTTGATTTCCGCAACGGTAAGTTCGAGAGATAGCACTTGTTGATTTTCATCCATGTTTTACTTCACTTTCTTTTCTGGCCAATGTTGTACTTCGGGATTAACTCCCATTCGCCCTTCTCTTTGTAAGAGACAACCTTAATCTGAGAAAGGACGGACTGCATATTGGTGTCTGGGCGATGAACAATGTTCAACAAGCCCCAGTCTTCCAATAAAATTGCGATCGCATTACGACGATCAATATCATTCACCGTGATGTTTGAATCCTTGTTGTCTAGGATGAACAACTCCTTGAAGTGAACGATGAAATAACGACCCTGTTTGTGCAGGATATGTGCTGATTGATACAGCTTCTTATCTTTCTTCGAAGCGACACCAATTCGCGTCAGAGTCTCTTTTACCTTAAGGAAATTATCCGGCGTTGGCAGAGTGACCTCCAACATCGACTCTGGCTTCCAGTCATGAAAGATCACATCTGTTGTCATGCTTTTCACCTTTTCATTGTAGTTTGCGAACTCAACTGTTGTTGTGAGAGGAACAACCCTCTCTGTACGATATTTATACAGTTCACTTAGACGTGCCGCCGCGGTACAATGAATCTTTGATCGATTGTATCTGGTCCGCAGAGAGAATCGAGATCGCCTCCAAAGCCTTTGCCGTTGAACATTGGTAGTATTGCTGCACCGCAGCAATGTCTGCGGACGGAACATCTTTCTTCACCCACTTCGCAAACCTGCGACGTTTCGAAATCGTGTCCTTGAGGAACTCAAACTGCCACCGTTTTGGGATGTTCGGATTGACATTCATCTCATTCGCATATAGAACGGTGTCAGGAAAGTATGACAACGCTCGGTTTACAATGAACGGAACGTAATCCTTTTCCGCTTGCGGATCTTCGAATAGATCGTTCTTGTTGCTGTTGATTGCATTCAGAAAGTCAGATAACGTCATAAGGATAGTTCACATCTTTAATGTTGTCTGGAGATGCAACAAACACAATGTCGGGGAACGCTTGTCTGAGTTTGTCGGAGATTTGCTGGTGAGTGCTACCTTGCGCTAGGAACTCGCCCGTCCGTTTGTTGTGGACGAAGTATTGACCATCGTGCTGTGTGATTTCAACATCAACGACGCGCTCAAGCACTTTCTGCTGAATTTGATCAACATATCGTTGGTATCGCATTACTGCACGGCGAATGTGCCATCGATGGCTGCACCATCCAGCATAGAAGATCATCGCCGCGGCGGCCGATACGATTGCAATCAACAAGACGTTTTCGCTCATAGGAACTTGCAACTCCCCATAACTTCTGTTAAACACGCGACGATGTTCAATTCGTGATCCGCAACAAACGCCGCTTTGTATTGATAATCAGCGAGAATCAAGATTAGTTGGGGAATCGACGATGGTTCGATCACCGCAGCAGCTTGATCGTACAATTGACGAAACAGCGCAGTTGTGTCTTGGTCGCAATTCATGGCAACCCACTTGCGAACTTCCGGGAAGTTCTTTTCCTTCATTAGTTTGAACAGTTGATTGTACGATTCGCTGGACAAGTTGACAAGGATACCACTGTCAATCTTGCCGGAGACGGAGTACCGCTGCAGTTCGTTGATGATTCGACGATAGTCTGGAAAGTGCTTTTGCACAAGCTCAGCAACAACCTTTTGATCATACTCAACGCTCTGCTGCTTGAGGATGCTGATCACACGCTTGAAGAATTGCCCGGCGATCTGCACTTTTTCTTTGCCGGTGATCTTGAAGTCAATAACAGCACAACGACTGTGCAGCGGTTCAATAATCCGGTTCTTGAAATTGCACGTTAGGATGAAACGACAGTTGTTCGAGTACTCCTCGATGAATGCGCGGAGAGCTGGTTGTGTCGACTGCGGATTGAGGTAGTCTGCTTCGTCGAGAATGACGACTTTCTTCGCGTCGGTCAAGCTAACAGACGACGCGAACGAACGAATCTTTGTCCGGAGAACATCAATGCCGGACTCATCGGACCCGTTGATGAACAAGTACTCCGCGCCAATTTGATTGCACAGAGCTCGAGCAACGGTAGTTTTCCCAACTCCTGCTGGCCCGTGAAACAAAAAGTTCGGCAGCTCACCCGTCGCAATATATTCGTTGAATGTGTCCTTCAACGATTGTGGCAAGATACATTGATCAATCGTTTGCGGCCGGTAACGTTGACTCCACAGAAATTGATCGTCGTTTGTACTGATTGAATCCATTATATAACCTCACATTTCACACAACTGCTGGTGTTGAACGCTGGCGGGGGAATCATCCCCCGCTAGTCGATTAGAAATCAAACGTGCTGTCTAGCTCGATCGCCACATAGTACGTCAGTTGTTGACTGGTCGATTGGAAACGACTGATCTTCTTACCACCAATCGAAACACAATAGTCTCCCGGCATCATCTTGAGATTGTCGACCTTGAAATTCACTTTGAACGTCTTGTCCGTCGATCCAATCTCGCTGCTAAACGAGTTACCGGTAGGATTACTCTTGTCCCCAACGGAAACTACAATTGTACTACCGTCGCCGATAACAGAGAAGTCACTAACCTTGAGAATCGACGATACGCGTTGAATCTGGCTTAGCATCGCACCAGTGAGATCAAACTCGATGTCAACTTCGGGAAACGATTTGATCATCGGAACTGGCGTTAGAACGCCCGCTGCAGCACCATAGTACTTGATGCTGTTCTTCCCCTCTCTAATCGTTACATACTTGTCTGTGAAGTCAAGCTCTGGGTCAGTAAACAAACTCATTGCGCCAAGAAACTCATTGAGATCATAGATCCCAAAGTCTTGCGGGAACACCTCCGACACACGCGCATCGGCAATGATGTTTTTGCCGGATGAAATCGTTGTCAGCTTGTTGCCACGTTTGATTGTTAGGTTCGCGTTGATTCCGCTAAAGTTCTTAAAGATCGCCAGGGTATCTTTGGATAGTTTCATTGCATCTCCACTAGTTGAAATCATACCGAATCGCCATACAGCTTAGTGTGCTCCGGTTTCGGTTTACCGTCATCGGCGTACCCGTATGACCCGTTGTACATATGCAGGCTTTCCGCGTTGAAGTTCAAGTACTGGCCAATTCGAGTCCCTTGTTTAATCCGGATCGGCCCGGCAGTAACGTGGAGAACTGCCATCATCGGCCCTTTGTACCCGGTGTCATACAGTCCAGAAGTGAGGAAACATCCATTGCGGTTGAGAGTAGATCGAGTGATAACCCATCCAGCTTCTCCTTCGCCTACAGTGATGATGTTTTCCATAGCAACTTCATATTGACCAGGTGCAAGCTCAAAGAATCCATCGGAATCCGGTTGAACTGCAGTGCTGCCGCGATGTTTCTTGTGATCGTTCGTAATTTCAAACAGCTCACCTTCATTGATCTTAAACACGCCACCAAGGCGGAGATCAACGGCGTTTGGCTGAACGTCTTGATCTTGTACTGCAGTTAGCGACGACTTCGAGTTCGACCCCATAATGTGTTTCATTTGCTCTCCTTTACTATACCAAATTGCTGCAAGATCTTTGCGAACTCGCGCGCAACCAAATCATTGTATTGATCCAGTGTCAGATTGTCGTTGTTGATGATCAAATCACACTGACCGTCCGCAATCTCTGTCTCGGTTGCATGGCCATCGAAATGATAGCCCGCGCGGTTGATCTTGACGATTATACCGCGAAGATTGTTTTTGATCGAGTACAGTTCGTTTTCGAACCGGACGTCCGTAACACACCAAACCGCTTGCGGTGCAGTTTGAATATACTGTTCGACATAGCGGACAAACTGATGTGGATCATATCGACGCATCAGCATGCCAATTTCGCGAACAACACGGCGGCCGGCAACGTGCTGGTACGATTGACCATCATCGACAGTGAAAGACAAATCAGTTCGCTTGAACTGATCGTACTGCTGCTCACCTTCAATGCCGAAGATGTTTGAAACTTCGTACTTGATCGGATCGGCATACGCGACCTTGCGGATATCGATGTCCGGAAACGCAGCTTTTGCTGCTTTGAAGAATTGGTCCTTTCCGGACCCCTTTGCGCCATGAACGCCAATCACCAATGTCATTTATTCTCCCGGCACATACTATCGATTACACTAGTATTATACTTCAGTCGATAGATAACGTCAACAGAGTTTGTAGCGGCGATGTTGAAATCAACTTCGCTCTCAAGTTTGCCGTGGCGAAGACCAGTTGGACTATTGTCGTAATCAATCCCGTTGATCGCATGCCAAGCAGCGGACGAGCTATCCCACGAAAAGATGTATTGATGGTATTTGCTGAGCAAGGCAATCTCGCGAGGTCCGTCAGTCATCCCAAGGCAATGGAAACGCTTGCTGGTGTTGGATCCAAGCAAACCGCGTTTGTCTAGTTGTTCAAAGATCGCCCATCGAGACAAGTACCGCTGCATGCGATATGCTTCGTCACGAGATTCCGCGCCGTGCTTAACCTCGTTAACACCAAGCGCAATCGGGCATGCAAGAATAGACACACCAATGAAGTCGATATCTCCATTGTTGATCGCCCATTGAAACGAACTAATCAGGCCGTCAACATCACCAAGTTCAGATTGCGGGCAAAAGAACGTCTTGAATCCTTGCTTCTTAAACTCCGGGATTAGACGAACGGCAGAATCGACAGTTTTGCTCCAATGCTGCTTTGGATAGTCCGACATGACGATCGAGTCCGCGCCGACTTTCTTGCCCATCTCGATTAGTTTATCACTGTCATACATCGGCGCGCCGCGCTTGAACATCTCGAATGCTGAGTTGTCAAGGTGGTAGAAAACGTTCGGATTCTCTCGCTTGAGATTTACGTAGAAGTTCCGATACTGCTCGTTTTCTTCAACGAGATGAGCAAGCAGTAGATGCGTCGAATACTGCCGAGTAAACGGCAGGTACGACACTGGCATGATATGACAAAAATTGATTGCGCTCATTTACACCTCATAATGTTTGATGCACCCGTTCTCGTTGTCTTCTGCAACAGAAACAACACAGCACCGATTCGGGTAGCGTTTGTGGATTTCGTTCGCGATGTCGTCGGCAATCATCTCACACGACTTGTAGTCGAGCTGCAATGCCCTGTCGTCAAACAAACTCTCGAGCCATCGTTTGAACTGGATGAACTCAATGTCGCGATCGTTGTGTTGAACATCAATTTCCACTCGGAAGTGGAAGATGTGTCGGTGCGGATATCCAAGAAAGCTGACGTCGTACTGATCTCCAGTTGCTAGCTTCGGATCGGTCAGAGCTGCTGGGTATTTGTGGATTCCCTCTTTGGTAAACGTTACCCAAATTCGATTACTTTTCACTGTCAGTGCCATACGTTTCAATCCCAAAACATTGAACAAATAATTATACAGACAACCGGCGTATAAGTCAACTGCGAAGCAAATTGAACAATTCGTCACGCGATCGCGACATGAAATGCGGCCGAAAGTTATCTGCAGTGATCTTCACTAGACGCGGCGCAACACGAAAATTCGCTCGCGCGGCCGCTCGTGTATACCAAACGACGTCACTAGTTGCAATGTCTATGTGGACAATGATCTCACTAGTTTTGTTCGGATTGAACAACCACCCAGCCGGATCTACTTCGATGAAGAACACGCCGTCGTGTAGATTAGATTTGACATCGATTGTGTGACCGTTCGATTCGATGTCGATTCCTCTGAGCTGTTCGACGCGCTCTCGCTCGAAGTCGCGTGCTGGGAGGTTGTTGTCAATCAACATTTTGCGCAACATAACCTCTCCAATACGGCCGCGTACCCCTGTATGTCCGTATGCAAGCTCGGCAGTTGCCGTCCATTGAGAAGTTAGTCGTTCGCCCATCGTTTATTTGTGCGATCCAAGACGTGCAATGTTCAAGAACTCGCGACGAACTTCGGAGTTTGCGTTTGCAAACAACCCGCGCGTTGACAGAGTGACAGTCGACGAGCCAGTGTCCTGAATCCCGCGGGATTTGACACAGTAGTGCACAGCGTCGATGTAAACTGCGACGTCTTCAGTTTCAGTGATGAACGAAATCGTCTCACAGATCTGTTCAGTCAATCGCTCTTGAACTTGAGGACGTTTTGCGAAGAACTCGACGATGCGATTCAACTTTGACAGGCCAAGTACCTTTTTGCGCGGGATATACGCAACAGTAGCAGTGCCATCGATCACAACGAAGTGATGTTCGCAGTTCGATTGAACGTTGATGTTCCGCTCAAGAACAAACGAATGTGCATAGTCCATCTTGTTTTCGATTGTCGTGCACTTCGGAAACTTGTCGTAGTTAAGGCCCCAGAAGATTTCGTTGACATACATCTTAGCAACACGGTTCGGCGTGTCTTCAAGAGAATCGTCGGTAACATCGAGGCCGAGAGTTTCCATAATCGCCTTGAAATGAGGAGCGATCGCTGCAATCTTCTGCTCTGCAGTCTGAGACGTGACGAGATCGGTAATCGGAGTCTCAAGACCTTTCGACACAAGATGTTTGTGGACAGCGAAGCCGAGCTCGGCGTTGTTTTTGTGGATTGGATGTGACATTGGATTGTTTCCTTTTCAGATTGAGTTTAACGACTGTGGAAAAGGGGAGGACAGTCAGCCTGCGCCAGGTAAAAACTCGCGGCGAGTGCAACTCCTGGAGTACCTTGTTGCTTTCGTATTTAGTGTTTGCGCGGGATATCCGGATACGTACCCCAGCACAATTTCAAATCTCGGCCGACGTTTGCCGGCCCGCCTTTATCTAACCACATCTTCGTGATTACAATCGTCGGCTTGCCAGCAACAATCTTGTACCTCGTAAGAAACTCGCGATGGTCATATATGCCATCTGGAACGTGTTTGAACATTACAATTACCCGCGGTAAGTTGACCGAGATTTTGGCGTTTCGTACCAATCGATCTGCGAAACTTTGATCCCAAGAGTTGCCATCTTCGCTTGAACGCAGTCGTAAAGCCACTTTGACAGGTTCTCCGACGTTGGAATGAAATCTACGATAAAGTACCCGCTGAGAACTTCATACTCCGGAGTGCACGCTAGATTGCTAATGCCGGTAAGATCAATTTCGCGGCCGGCAATGTGATTCGTCCCGGGGACGACAACATCGTTGAACTTAATCGGATTGCGGTACGTCAGCTCGTTGTACACGGCATCTACCAAAACACCAAACATCGGATCTTTGCTGTCGATGATGAACCGATGATCAACGATTTTATCAAGAAAGTTCTTCAACCAGCCAAGATGTTTGAAGTCGGTGACCATACCACGTTCCAGTTTGTCACTCTCGAGGAACACGTGTACTAGCCCTTCGTGGCCGTGGATGTGCCGGCACTTTGGCTTGGAATCTCCATCCTCGCAGTACGAGGATTCCAGCTTCTGGCTCCACACTCTGTGGCCATAGCAGAAGCTAAATTGCTTGTCGATTGTCCATTTACTCATATGATACCTTTCTTTGTTGGATTCGTTGCGCCGGATCAAGTTCCCCACTCGTTCTTGAACAGTGGGACCTGTAGTCGATCACTATACCGCAAACCGTGTTTGATTGCAAACTTTGCAACGTTGCTGTTGTTCATCTTGTAAACAGACTCAACGCCACCAACCGGCATCAAATACACTGGACCTTGGAATCCTTCCCGTCGATAGATTTCCGTAGTTTGTAGCGCTTCTTCAGCGTCTTGTTCAGTAG